ATGAAAAAAACAGTACTTTCACTGCTATTACTGGCCTGTGCGGGAACGGCAGCCGCTGCGCCACAGGTGATTACGGTAAGCCGCTTTGAGATGGGTAAAGACAACTGGGCGTTCAACCGCGAAGAGGTGATGCTCACCTGTCGGCCAGGCAATGCGTTATTTGTCATTAACCCGGCGACGCTGATGCAGTATCCCATTAACGATGAAGCCATGGCGCAAGTGAGAGCCGGGAAAACCACGGGGCAGTCGATTGATGTGTTGCTGGTAGACAATCCGGCGAAGCCAGGCGAGAAGAAAAGCCTGGCGCCATTTATCAAAAAAGCGCAAACCCTTTGCTAAACCCACGCTGCCTGTAACGGCCATAAAAAAACCGCAATACCGTGTGCCACGGATTGCGGTTTTTTATTAAGTGATTACGGATGAAAAGCGTTTTTTTAAACCACTTTTGTCGCGGACTGGAAAACCTGACATCGTAATCTATTCTTAAAGGGCAAGGCGATTTCAGCCTGCATTAATGCCAACTTTTAGCGCACGGCTCTCTCCCAAGAGCCATTTCCCTGGACCGAATACAGGAATCGTATTCGGTCTTTTTTTGTAACCCTTTCCAGACAAGTACTTACGCGGTTCCGTCCGAAAATGTCCGAAACTTGTCCGAATCATCATATCCGGTTTCCCAACCGTTATACCAGAATAAAATCGTTTTGGCGCGTATCGAGATACTTTTCAGTCGTCTTTTCCGAAACATGTCCGAGCAGTTTCTGTGCGAATTCTTTGCCAAATTCTTTCTCGTATAACCTTCCCGCCAGGCTTCTGATTTCGTGAAAAGTAGGTGGGTTGTCTCCCAACGCATGAACCAGATCTTTGCGCGCCTTCACAAATCCTTTCGTTAATCCATCAGGGTGGATATTACCCAGCGGGCTGTTTTTGCGAAAACCTGAGCTTACCAGGAAATCAGAACTGTTCCCCACTTTGCATTGCTCAATAACATCACGCAAACGCAACCCGGTGCTTTCCAGACATAAGTCCAGGCTAATCGCAATTCTCATTCCTGTTTTAATCTGAACGACATGAAGACGGTCATTCTTGATGTCGGAAAACTTCATCGCGGCAATGTCTTCCCGGCGTTGCCCGGTGCAAATTGCCAGGTCCATGCCGTTTGCAAACCACGCTGGCAAAACATTCGCGTTTCGCCTGATCGAATTAAACAGCTCCAGATCAAGTCTTTTTCTTTTCACCTCAATCTTCGGCGATTTAGTTGGCTCAACCGGATTAACCGATACCCTCCCGTTAACGATCCCTTCCCGAAAAATGTCGGACAGAACCGAGCGAAAGGTTGTGGCCATGGTCATTTTATCCTCATCTGTCCATCTTCTGAGAAATTCTGCGATATGTAATGTTGTTACTTTGGTCAATACCATTTTCCCAAAATGCTCGCCGATGGTTTCAAGATGTCCCTTACGGGCCTTAAGCGTAACCTCTGCCAGATCACGCTTATTAAGGATCTTCTGATACTCTTTCAGCCATTCAGCAACTGTATACTCATGCTCACCTTTGAGCTGTTCCAGTAGGGTGACCGGGGAGTAATTCTGGTCAAGGTAGTTATTTGCCTCGATCGCCTGGGCTATCGCGTCGCGCTTGGAAATTTTTCCCAGAGGGATCTCTTTCCCGGTTAACGGATTGCGCCAGGCATAGGTTTTACGTGACTGGCGGTAAGTCAGATTTCTTGGCAAATTAGAATCATATTTTTCCCGCCTTTTGCTCATTCTGCAGCTTCTCCAGCAATGTGCCTTTTCTTGGGCGCCGTTTATCCATTCCATTTACGGGCGCTTTCAAACAATGTTTATTTGGACGTATATAGATCGCGTTGGGCTCAACCTGATATCTGGTGCCGTGCCGTTCCGGTGGCGGATAAATGTTCCCGTTCCTTGCCCAGCGTCGTAACGTTGCTACAGAGGGAGGACAGGTGTAGGTATCTTCGGCCCATTCCTCAAGCGTAACGAGTTTTGCCATCACGTTGTTCCTCAACCCGACCAGATGATAATTGCCTGGCCGGGTAATTTCTGAATTACGGAAATCAGTTTGCTGTCAGGCGCTGCCAGATAGCCGAAACGTATTTAGCCTGATGGAGCGCATCAGCCAGGGCATTGTGCTTATCCCCCTCGAAGGGGATGTCGTATCGCGGATTGATACCAATGGCATTACCCAGCTCCACGATGGTGCGCACATCACGATCATTTACGAACCGCCAGGGCGCCGTGCCGCCTACCAACTCATAACTTTGCTTAAGCAGCACATTGTCAAAAGTTGCACCATTACCCCAGACCTGAACCGACTTAGCTCCGTTAGCTGCGTTCCCGCACAGGAATTCACTGAACAGAGTGAGGGCAACATCAAGATCGGCAGCGTCTTCAACCAGCAAGGCTGACCGGGCCTCGGATGATTGTTTCATCCACCACAAGATGGTACAGGCATCCGGTTTAGCCCCAAAGTTCATAGCGGACGTGAGATCCACCACCTGATAGAACTCCGGGCCTGTCTCGCCAGTTGATGGTTCGAAGAATACGGCACCGATGGAGACGACAGGGGCGTCAGGGTTTGAGCCCATTGTTTCTAAATCCACCATTAGATGCGTAAACAGTTTGCTGGTGGATATTGCCCCTTCTTCTGTTACGGTATCTGCCGACGGATCAGGCTCAACATCACCTGCAGTTGTTGCCTGGCTCGCTGATACCTGAGGATTACTTTGCTCTTCGATACTGACAGTCTCTTCCATCTGCACATTGCTGGTGGTCTCCGCGGAGTTTTCCGTTTTTGCTACTTCATTTGAGGCAATATTGATGACCGGGCTGTCTATTTTTTCAGATGATGCGAGCCCTTCGATGGAGAACACACCAGCGCCGAGGCTTTCAACTTTCGGCTGATTGGATGTTTCGGCTGAAGGTTTCAAAGTAGTCTCTACGGCCAGCTTTCCAACCACTGCAAATTCTGTAGATAACGCTTCAAGATTATCTGCCGGAATATCACCCCGAATTACTCCCGCAACGACGGCGGCACTATCAATCTGACGTGCGGCAGCGAGAATTTCTTCGGTTGGCTTTTCGTGGTTGCTTTCGGTCAGGTAGGCGTTGATGTAACCGGTAAGGCGTCCCGGATGTTTATGAAACTCAGGATGAGCGCTTCGGATCAGGGCGAAGATTACCGCACGCGAGTAATCAAGAACGCCCGCGGTTTTGCGAAGTGCTGCCGACCATTCCTTGAACGGGCTTTCTTTTTTCTGAACGATTTCTTTGGCGCGTCGATGGATGGCGCCTGGGATGTTGTAGATATCAAAATCCATGGGCAGCGTCGCGGCTGCAATTTCAATATCCAGCGTATCCAGAGTGTGATCATAATCCGGGTTGCGATCTGTCGCGATGCCGCCGCCAGCGTTCGTGCCAGTGTCTGTGCGCTGAATGGCGGAAATGCGGTTACCTTTGGCCCATTCCTTCACAAGCAGACCTTTATCGATATACGCGGTTTCGCTCCAGGCTTTCAGGAACTGCAGCATTACGCCAAGTTCAGGCAATTTTTTATCCTGAGGGAATGCTTCTTTTAAAGCCGTGGTCAGTTTCCATAGGTCGTATTCCCTGACGTCTTTCAGGGAAGGGGTGTTTTCAGCGGCCAGGAGCAGGTTTTGTACGTACGCGTTATCCACGTCCATTTCCAGTGCAATAAGGGCATTTTTCTGCTCTGCCTGGATGTGGTAAGCGTATTCGCTTTCAGAGATAAACTGAGCGAGTAGACGCTGACGGAATGGCAGGGTTGCCACGGTTACAAGCTCTGGCATTTCCGCTTTCGGCAATTTTTGAACAATTTCAGTTGCGGTGGTGACGGGATTATCAATATCAGGCTGGCCCAGAGCGGTATCCGCCCAATCCTTAACGAGCCGCTGGCGCTCACCCGGTTCAGCTTTAACCCAGGCATCAATGAAAGCGCTGATGGTGCTTACTTCATGTGTTCGATCCATAGGGAAAAGCTGTTTTACAGCCTGAACAAGTTTCCACTCTACATGGGCAGATAGTTCGTCAACGCCCAACACGTCCCGGCAAGCCTGCAGCAGGTTCTGTGCATAAAGGTTATTCTCGTCCGCCTCGATAGCGCCGATCTGGACGTGTTGGGTTTCGCTGATTTCTTTCTCTTCAGTGTCGTTCAGCAGGTACGCAATAAGGCGTTGCGGAAGTCGAAGCCGCGCTACAGGGCGGAGAAGTGCAGGGGTATTTGCCACATCCGCGTTGGCATTGTCGCTTAAGTCTGCCAGTTGCGTGTGTTCAGTTGGAATGTTAACGGATCCAGCTTCGCTGGATATTTTGCTCCAGGACTTTCCATCTTCGCCAAGTTCATAGCGATCGCACCAGGTGTCATCCAGGACGCCTTCAGGGGGCAGGTCATCAACTACAAACCAGTTCGTACGCACCGGAAGCTGATAATCGGCTCCGCGACCAACTTCGATGTCGGCGTCGTCCAGTATATTGAGGATTTCGCGTTCTGCGCGCGAATCGGATTTTGCGTCAAACCAGCAAAAAAGGTTTTTTGCTTCAGCGGCTTTTGCTTTGGCTTTAATAAGATACGCATACGTAGCCATTGTATTCGGGCTCCTTAAGGCTGTAAGATACCCGGGACTTTGATAGCTCCCTTCGGGTTGTGGTCATTGTTCAAAACTCGTTCCGGGAAGCTTTGGTCGGCTAACCGGGTACTGAACCCGCCTTGCGCGGGTTTTGTTCTTTATGGGGTAGGTGGTTTTCCGTTAGCCAGTTGCGTGACGGGAACCCATTCAAGCGCGTCCATTACCGGCTTAAAGCCGTCGGGGATTGCGGTGACCGCGCGGATAACATCAGCCACACTGGTATTTGACTTGTTGAGGTGATAACCACCTCCCGGGCCGCGTTGACTACTCACAATGTTATTGCGGCGTAATTTGCTAAATATCTGTTCAAGATAAGAAACAGAAAGCTTCGACTCTGTGCTGATGAGTGACAGCGCTACAGGAGAGCCGTTATAAACCCGGCTTAAGACGGCGACGGCCTGAACCGATGCCACCACACGTTTCATTCCAAATTCCATGGTTATCCCTTTACCGGTTCTCGGCCATAGCCAGGGTTATCTTCAATCACATCGCGCAGAACCTGTATTGCTTCACCATGCGGGAGAGTTAGCGCAAGCTTAATGGCGGTACCGAACGACTCAGCGGCCAGTTCAAACTTCTGCGCGAGCCGGTTTGCTTCCTGTGTTTCTTCTTCTACAGCATCCATTTCAAACTGATGCTCCTGCCAAACTTCTTCTAAAACTTCTTCTTCCACTTCACCGCGTAGAGCCTCTTTGACTTCCAGAACGGGCAGGATGCCAATTAACTGCTCTGCTGGTGCGCTACTGAATCGCAATGCCAGTTCGTTTGCTGACATAAATCCTCCGGAAAAAAGGCCCGCCGAGGCGACGGGCAAAGAGAACTTTTCCAATTTAACCAGAACAGGTCTTCGTCTCCTGTTTGGTTGCGATGGCGGTATTGCCATCTCGATGCCCTTCGCGACGAGCATCAGGCTGGCAACAGCCATGGTCATTACTCAAAACTCGATTAAAACTTCATTGCTGGCTGTTGGTCGTCAGCCTTAGATCTATTCATTTCGTAACTATTTCCGGATTCCCTTTCTGAGCCAGGAAATAGCAGAGCTGGCGAAGACGAGCTGTAAACCAGCCCAGGCGAATAGCCTGACACCCCACAGGGTTGCGTGCGTAATCGATCATGTTTTTATCCTCTTGATGCCTTTTGCGTCTGGCCGACGGAACGGTTGAAACCTGCTGCGCGATTAGTCTGGTCATCTCATCCGGTGTTTCGTATGCCGCCGGCAGCTACTTCGTGGGCGTCCTGCCTGGATGACTGAATTTCTAAAATCAGACTACAAATTTTGTTTTCATTGGTCAAGTGGATATTGAAAATAAAATCTTCAATGAAGGCGTAAACTATTTACTTTTTGTGAATTTTAGGCGAAAAAAAAGCCGCTGTTGCGGCGTTTTTTTGGAGAAAAGTAACTTTTAAGAAGATGGCGGCTCGATTTTTCTTCTTTTAAGAAATTCAGCCATGAACTTGTCGAGTTCCTCTAGTCGATCGTTAGCTTGAGCAATGAAGCGCTCCTGCTCTGACTCCGGCAACTGATCAAAAATGTCTAATAGGCGCTGTTGTTTTTCGTTTAAAACAGTCTTGCTTTCTGCAATCTCTTTAACCCATTTTTCCTCTTCATCAGACATAAAGAACCAATACAATGGCTTGCCCAATGCTTCGGGGAGTAATTCCAGCTTTTCTTTCCGAGGAATAATCCCAGCATTGCACCATCCGCTGACGGACTGCGAATTAACACCGACCCGGCGACCTAACTCAGACTGAGATATGCCAGCCTCCTCCAAGGCCCTTATAAGTCTTTCTTCAAAGTTCATATTCATATCCAAATCAAACCAGTAAGGAAGGATACAAACTTTCTTTGTAGTTTGGATCGTTCTATTTTCTTGACAATGAAAATTTTATTTTCAATCATATGAAAACAAATTCAGGAGGTGGCATGAAAGATTCAACCCAACAAAAAATAATTTTGCTATGTGGTAGTCAGTCCGAACTTGCTCGCAGACTTGGCAAAAACTCCCAAACAGTTTCGGCGTGGTTTCGCTCTCAAGTTGCAAGCACTGAAGTTCTTAACGCATGCAGAGTCTTGGACTGGCAAATCACACCGCACGAGTTACGCCCCGATCTTTATCCCAACCCAACAGATGGTTTACCTCAGAAGGAATCCTGATCATGTATTCAGCAACTTATCAGAATCATAACCAGCGATTAGCCGTTTCGTTGAAATCGCAAAATCAGAATGCGCCGCACCGCCGGGATAACATCCACCACCAGGCGATATTTGCTGCCGTTCGTGAGTGGGAGTCGACCATTCCTGGTCAGGCGCAACAAAAAATTGCCCTGCTGGTGGAAGAGCAGTGGCATGAGCAAGGTGGGCGAGGGATCACCGTCAATAAGCAGAATTTATTCCGCTATCTGAAGAATGAACACTGTTCTTCGAAATACACCTCTTACGTTATGCAGCTGGCGTCGGCAATTTCCGCAGCCATGCCAATTGAAATCGCACGAAGGCACGGCTTACGTTCTGGAAAAACCGAAGCTGAGCTGGTGGCCAGCGCGGTTAAAGAATGTAGCGAGGCTCACCAGGCCAAATTGATAGGCGCTCCTCCCAGCAAGCTGGAGAAAGAGATCCGGGAAGCTGCAATTTCACTTTTTAACATGTTACCGGCGGATGCCGCAGGCACACTGCTGGCAAGTATTAGCGCCGTGGCGCCGCAGTGTATTTGAAACGAGTTTTGACCAATGACCACAACGTCCGGGCAACCGGATAGCAGGAGTATTCATGGCAGCGCTGCCTTACATGCAACTTTACATTGCTGATTACCTGGCGGACACCATGCACTTGTCCACGGAGGAGCATGGGGCTTATTTGCTCCTCATGTTCAATTACTGGCAAACCGGGAGAGCAATACCAAAAAACCGCCTCGCTAAAATCGCACGGCTAAGTAACGACCGTTGGAGCGCCGTTGAGCCATCGTTAAAAGAGTTTTTCAACGACAACGGCATTGAATGGGTACATGAAAGGATTGAAAGGGATCTCGAAGCAGTCCGTTCATCGGTAAGTCAGAAGTCCGCAGCCGGTAAAGCCTCAGCAAAGGCCAGAAAAGCCAAGAAACCAACGGAACAAGAACGGGGAGCTAACGACCGTTCAACAGGCGTTGATATTCCGTCTGAACAGGACGCTAACGGGAACTCAACTAATAAAGATCCAGATCCAGATATAGATACAGATCTTAAAGAAAGAGAGAGAGATGAGCGCGCGCCTGAAGAAATTCAGGGGGAAGAAAGCCCGCAAGACATGTTCGTGCCTCCGCCAGGAAAATTCACGATCACCCCCAGCTGGAAGCCAGCCCCTGAGTTTGAGCGCCGCGCCGCGCTGTGGGGAATTATCCTCGGCGAAGCGCCTGGCTATACGCCGGAGGAGCTTCAGCAGTTCCGGGACTACTGGTCTGTCGAAGGCCGCGTTAAGCACCATCAGCAGTGGGAGCAGACTTTTGCACAGAGTCTGCGAAGCCAGCGGGAACAGGCAAAGCGCAATACGGGGCGGCAGAAGGCTACGGCATTCGCGATACCGCAACCTGATAACACGATTCCAGATGGATTCACGGGGTGATCATGAAAACCAGCAGCGAATTAATCGGACGCCTGCAGCGACTCATGCCGGCGGGTATTAAACCCAAGTTCACCAGCGCTGAAGAGCTGATGGCCTGGCAGCAGGAAGAGGGCCGAAAGCACTGCGCCGAGGTGGAGAAACTCAACCAGAAAGCGCGTGCTGATCGTATTTTCGGCCGCTCCGGCATCTGCGACCTGCACCGCAGCTGCACGTTCAAAAATTACCAGGTAAACGGCGAGGGCCAGCAGCTGGCGCTTACGATGGCAAAGCGTTACGCCCAGAACTTCGGTACCGGGTTCGGCAGCTTCGTGTTCAGCGGCGGTTGCGGTACCGGGAAAAACCATCTGGCGGCGGCGATTGGAAATTATCTGCTCGAGCGTGGCGCCACGGTTCTGGTGGTGACGATCCCCGACCTGATGCTGCGCGTCCGTGCCTGCTACGACGAGGGCGAATCAGAATCCGCGTTACTGGATGACCTTTGCCGCGTGGACCTGCTGGTTCTCGATGAGGTGGGGGTTCAGCGCGAGACGCGCGGGGAATTCGTCATCCTGAACCAGATTATCGATCGCCGCCTGGCATCCCTGAAACCCGTCGGAGTGTTGACCAACCTGAATCACCCCCAACTGACCGCCGTACTGGGCGAGCGGGTTATGGATCGCCTGCAAATGGATGGCGGTGTCTGGGTGAATTTCAACTGGACCAGTTACCGAAAAAACGTCAGCCACCTGCGTGTGGTGAAGTGAGGAAATCATGACAACGAATTTTGTTAACGACGTGATCAGCTTCCTGACTAACCGGGAAGGAGACCTGCACGAAATCTCTGCGGCTATCGGCATGGATCCAAACCGGACTTCAACGCTGCTCGGCGGCCTGCTGCGTAGCGGGAAAGTGGTACGTTCAGGGCGGCGGCGCGAATATGTTTACGCGCTTGCTCCTGACTTTAAAACGCCGAAAGAAACCTTTCTGAGCCGTTTGGATGCCGTGGTCGCTGAGCTGAAAGAACGACGCAGAATGACGTATGCGGAAATAAAAACGCTACTGGATACCAGCGACTGCATCACGCGCGAGTTTCTGTCTCAGATTTGCAGGAAGGGCAACATCATCAAACAGGGTAAACAGGGTTATTTCCTGACATTTCAGGATTACGAGGCGTACGTGGAAGCATTGGCTGAGCGCCGTAAGGCAAAGCGTAAAGCTGAATCCGCAGCCCGACGGGCGTCGCTTAAAGCGCAGCCCGGACCCGTAGAGCCGGAAAAACCAGCAGAACCGGTTAACGTAATCACTGATGAGTGCCGCCAGAACTGGAAGGGCTATAACATCCATAAAATCTTCGGGAGTGCCCGCGTATGAAAGACATGACCCATGAGCAGTTGATTCGCGCCACTTACGTGGTCGCTAAGTTTAAAGATCCGGAGACAGCGAAGCTGCTGACCGAACTGGCGGAGCGGCTGGACTGTGCGCTGGTATCGGCGCGCGCCGCATGTGAAGAGCGTGAACAGTCACTCATGCTGGAGTTAATCTAATAAAAAATGAGTATAACTCGTGAATTTCTAGAAAAGAAGTAGTGAATGTTTGTAAGGTCTAATAAGAGATGCTTCCTAAATCAGTAACAGAGAATTCCAACTGATTATCAAAACATGTTGATTTGCTGAAAGAATTGCATTAGTTACATGAAAATGTATACTTGTCGTGTTTAAGGCTGTTTTTTCATGAATTCCATGAAAAACAAGCTCAAGGAGAGATTTTTTATGTTTTTATCACTAAGTATTGACAATTTTAGGTCCTTTAAAAACCCGGTAAAATTAACGTTTTCCCCGACAGGTTCACGATCCCATAACCAAAACCATATTTATAAATCAAAAAACGGTGTAGAGACACTTAAAAGCATAGGAATATATGGTGCTAATGCCTCGGGAAAATCAAATGTACTTTTAGCATTTCATGCGCTCGCGTGGTTAACTAATAACTCTGGAACTTTAAAGGATGGTCAGAAGATCCCCTGCTATGAACCTTACCGATTATCGGCTGAATCAAAAAGTAAACCGATAACATTCGAAGCAGAGTTCATGCTTCAAGATGATATACGTTACATATATAAAATCTCATACACACAAGATGAAATTGTGTATGAGTCGATGGATTTTTACCCTTCACGTTCGAAAGCCAATTTATTTTTGCGCTCAAAAGGTGAGTCTTGGGAGGATATTAAGTTTGGCAACCTTTATAAGGGTGGTGTTAAAAAGTTAGCGTTTTTTAAAAACAATTCTTATCTTTCTAAGGCTGGTAATTACGCAGCATCTCCAAAAGTGATTAGGGATGTATTTAATTACTTCAATAACCAGATCGTTTACATTGGCTCTAACCATATGATAAGAATGTTAAGCGAAGGTTACGAAGATTTTTCAGGCGTAATGGATAAAGTTTCAAAGGTATTATGTTATATAGATACTGGCATAAAGAGCATATCTTTAGGGCAGTCTGAATTTAAAATCCCTGAGTATCTAGAAAAAGGAATGCCTGAAGACATTAAAGAGACGTTAATTAAACAGAATAAAGATAAATACTTCTTTACTCACGTAGGTGAGGATGATGTTGAGGAGGTTTTCGACGAAAATGATGAGTCCGATGGCACGAGAAAAATATTTTCTATGATGCCTATGTTGCTTGATGCATTTAAAGAGAGAACAGTATTTCTCATGGACGAATTGGATAATGGGCTTCATTCGCATATTGCAGACGTAATTATACGTTTATTCAATGATAAAAGTATTAATAGCGTTGGTTCGCAATTGATTTTTACAACGCATAATATGCATATCATGACCCCGGAAAAAATGAGAAGGGATCAAGTTTGGTTTGTTGAAAAAAATGATGGTGAGTCTAAAGTTTATTCTCTTGATGATTTTGATAAGAAGAAAGTTACAACTAATACACCATATAATACTTGGTACGATGAGGGAAGGTTCGGAGGGATTCCTAGTATCAGTTTCTCAAAAATCAAATCTTTAATTCTTGAAATCAATAACTCTTCACCTAATGATGCAGATTTATTTAGTGCACATACAGAGGATGAGGAATGATAAATGCGCCAGCAAAAAAAAATCCAAAATAAAATGTACATTTTTTGCGAAGGAACTAAGACGGAGCCTCAGTATTTAGAGGCTTTTATCGAAGATCGTGTCAAACAAAAATCTAAGGTTATTAAAATACCACCAACAAAGAAAAATACACCTGTCCAACTTGTTGATGAGGCAATAGATAAGAAAAAAAGTAAAGAAACAATAGATGGGGATGTTTTTTGGGTGGTATACGATCGTGAATCGGTATCGAAATATTCAAAAAAACTTCATTGTGAAGCTTATGCAAAAGCTCAAAAGCATGGCATAAGGGTGGCTTTATCGAACGTTTGCTTTGAATTTTGGGTTTTGTTACATTTTGAATATACTACCTCACATTACACCTGTTTTGATAATTTAATGGCTGAGTCAAATTTAAAACAATATTTAAAAGGTGTTGGTATTGGCAAGTATGAAAAGGGGAGTGATATTCTTTATTTCGTTGTAAAGGATAGTATTAACGATGCAAAAGGACGTGCAAAAAGAGTAAATCAGTTTGTCATTGAATCATCTGGTAATGAAAAACAACAACCACATGAATGTTGTCCATATACAAATATTTACGAGTTATTGGATAGCATTGAAGATTTTTAGTTTTTGCCTAAATCAAATAATGGGGACCGGCACCCCATTATTTGATTATTGAATAATCACAAAACATAATGACATAATAATATTTTTGATAAATCATTTAAAATAAACCTACAAGAAGGGTATGTATATTTATAAACATGTATATGAATATATTGCTTTATTTTTTTGGGGTTTGAGTAAATTCAAGCGACTAATTTTGCGGGCTAGTTAATTCATTAAAAAATTAATTAATGGAGTATTTGAAATATTCTCTTTAAAAGAACAAAGGGTTACGATAAGCTGACGAACTGTCCTCTCCTTTAATTTTATTGCGTCGAAAAACACCTAAAGATTAATACTAATCAGTCTTAATAACGATCATTCCCCCTTTTTTTGTAATTACAAAATATAGTTGCATAAACAATTTGTGCTCTTAACAAGTTGATCATTCTCCCGTATCGGTGTACTGTTTATTTATACAGTATTTTTATGAGAGGGATGATCATGAAGGTTGAAGTCACTATCGAACGTACAAAAAAACTGCCTGATGGCGCACTCCCCGCGCTTGAAAACGAACTTTTAAAGCGACTAAACAAACGCTTCGATGGGTGCAAGATCACCATTCGCCGGGCGTCTAATGATGGGCTCAGTGTAATCGGTGGCGATAAAGACGAGATCGCAAATATTCTGCAGGAAACCTGGGAAAGTGCTGACGAGTGGTTCTACTGATTTTTGTTTTTGTATTGATTCGTTCAGGCTTTGGCAGGGGGACAAGAAGTGGAAGATGTTGATGGCATGCCGTCTAAAGGTTACGTGGTGATTCGTTGCGATGATGGTGTTATTGTGGCACAACTGCATACTTTTCCAGAATGCGAGCGCGCCCTGATGTACCGACGGGGCGATTTAGTTTCTTTCATGCCGCTGGCGGAAGACGAGATAATTGGTACGCCCACTATGTTTACCGAGATGCTAAAAAAAGCTGGCTACCACGTTTCGATTCCTTCTGTTAGACTCTCACCGCGGGCCTGAACAACCCGCAACCTGCTGCGCCACGGAGAGATACCATGGCGCAAAATCACATCAAAAAAATCCTTTCACTGACGTTAATCGACGCCAGCGATTTTTCGTATCCGGTATCCGCTGGTGGTACCCAATGAAAATGACCTGGTTCAAATACGACAATCTCACCACGGAAGAGGCCGACGAGTTGGTGGCACGTTACACCCGCAACGGCATCAAGACTGAAAAAAGCCTCTCAAGCGATGTCAGGTTCTGGATTGTTAGCGCGCTGTTGCCCGAAGCAGGTCAGACACCGCGTTCAGATAAAACCTACCAGCAGCGGATGTGGGGTCGATGATGAAGGTCTACAACATTAACCCAACGGGTAAACCGCGCATGACACGTGCTGATAAGTGGAAAAAGCGTCCGGAGGTTCTCCGGTACCGCGCGTTTTGCGATCACGTTCGGCTGCTGGGCGTCGTGTTGCCGGAAGCCGGAGCACACGTTACGTTTATCCTTCCGATGCCACCGAGCTGGAGCAAGAAGAAGCGCCTGCAGCACGACGGTCAGCCCCACCAGGCAAAACCTGATTGTGACAACATGCTGAAGGCGTTGATGGATGCCATCTACGTGGACGACGCCCACGTCTGGGATTGTCGGGTAACGAAGATCTGGGGCGAAACCGGGCAGATCATTATCTCGGAGGCCCCACTATGCGAGCCCTCCTGAAACCTGACATCGCCAGGGGACTGGGTATTGTTCTGCTGAAACCGGGTAGCGAGCTGATGAGTATCTTCAGTTCTGGCCGTGTGCTGGTGGAACGTCAGCCTGATAACATGGCACATCTTGAAAGCGGCCCGGTACCGGAGGCGCATCAACCCTTAACGCAAGATCCCGAGCTTATCCCGTTCCTGCTTAATTCGAGAGTCATCCAGGCTGCTGGAGGGATATCGTCGCTGGAAAACTGGCTACTGCGCCGCGGCGGGTGCCAGTGGCCGCACAGCGACTATCATCACCATGAACTGGTAACGATGCGGCATGAACCGGGAGCAATAAGACTGTGCTGGAGTTGCGACAACCTGCTGCGCGATCAAACAACCCGTCAACTTCAGGCAATCTCAGAGCGCAATGTGATCGAGTGGGTTATCGACCAGATTCGTCTAAAGCTGCGCATTGATCAGTATCGTGAGGTTTCTCTGGCGGAACTGTGCTGGTGGGCGTTTCGCATGGCGCTAACCGACATGCTGCCTGAAGGTGTTGCCCGCCGCGCCTTTGATCTGCCCCCGAAGATTATTCAGTCCGTTACGCGGGAAAGCGATATCAAGCCGGAAGTAACGGCCACCAGCATCATGCAGGGTAAATCTGATGACGCCGCGGCACTTCGAGAATCGCTCCTCCAGAAACCGGTAAAAACCATAGTGAATATTGCGGTAGATCCAGAACCGCCAGCGGCATCCATGTCACGCCCGAAACTTCACCGCTGGCGGAACGCGAAATTTCTCCGCTGGGTTAAAACTCAGCCTTGTCAGTGCTGCGGCCAGCCAGCTGACGATGCTCATCATCTCATTGGCTGGCGGCAGGGTGGTATGGGTACCAAAGCGCATGACTTCCTCACGATCCCGCTTTGCCGTATACACCACACCGAATTGCATAACGACCCTAAAGCATTTGAACAAAAATACGGCACGCAGCCTGAACTGATTGTTTATTTGCTGGACCGGGCGTTTGCGCTCGGCGTTCTGGCGTAAAGGAGAAGAGTATGACACCACGTCAACGCCGGCAGCATTATGCAGGGCTGGGTATTGTTGCTACAGCGCCACGTAAAAGTTATCTGGGAAAATTTACGCCCCTAACAACGATTCAGTCTGCCTGGATTGCATCGCTGCTTACCGTATGGGGTGAGTGCGTCGGAGGTAGAACACGAGCGCAGTATCGATTGGAGAACTGTAGCCGGTTCTGGACACATGCAAAAGAGGCGGAGTGGTCAGATACACAGTTATCACGCATTACCGCCGCAATCGAACAGTCACGGAAAGAAGGGTTCAGGGGAGCGCAAAGTGTGGCTCGTGCCAAAACGTTGCTATGGGGGCAGTTATCGGTTCGTGAAATGATCGAAGAAACCGAACGTCGTGATGATGCTGATTTTATCGAAGGGGTGATGCTGCAGACGTTTAAGTCTGATGATCCTGTTTATCTGGTGGGCATGCAGTTCTACACGACGAGAAACAAGATTTCCGACATTGCGCGTGAATTGCAGTCTGTAGCTCCATGGCTGACGAACGGCGAGGCCCGTAAGCGTGTGCGCTGGTGTATTGAGATTTTTAGGGCAAAAACATTCCTGGCAGTACGGCGTAAACTGGATGATGAGTAAAAAAAACATTTTAACAAAAAGTGCTATTTCTTCGGCTATGCGTTGAAAACGGGCCAGAAAACTGTTCTATTTGTTCATGCTTGGCAGAGCTGCGCCGCGATGGCAGCGACTAAAAGCAACTACAAAATTCATGAACCTCGCTTCGGCGGGGTTTTTTATTACCAAATTAATGCATTCGGCTCATTTTTCGAGCCGAATAGGGGCGTTAATTGGCTCATCAAGGTCACCATAACGGTGACCTTTTTTATTTCCATCACACAGCACTTCCCAAAAGCGGAGGTGAGAGACATGTCCAATATGAGCAAATTAGCTTCTGGCGCTGCCTATGGCGCATCAGCCGGGACGGTAGCTAATGGCTTGCTGACCCGGCTTAGTCCTGACGAATGGAGCGCCATTGGCGTTATCGCAGGCATCGTGGTTGCGCTGCTGACGTTTGCTATCAACTGGTACTACAAGCGCAAAACGACACTGGCGCAGATCGAAGCCCTTCGTAAGTGGCCGGTGAACGGTCCCATAATCGAGGAATAACCATGGCAATTCCATCATCACTCAGGAATAAGTTGCTGGCCGCTGCGGGCGGTGGAGCAATGATTATTGCCACTGTGTTTCTTGGTGGTAAGCATGGCGTCGAGGGTCGCAAGTACGAAGCGTATAAGGATGTTGCTGGAGTCTGGACCGTCTGTGACGGACACACTGGCACCGACATCATTCGCGGCAAGCGTTACACCGACCGGGAGTGCGATCAGTTGCTGTGGAAAGACCTGCAACCCGCAAAGCGCACCGTGGATAAGCTTGTAAAAGTGCCGCTGAACGAATACCAGAGGGCGGCGTTGTACAGCTTCGTGTTCAATGTTGGCTCTGATGCGTTTTCAAAATCGACTCTGCTTCGCAAGCTCAATAACGGCGACCAGAACGGAGCCTGTGATGAAATGCGCCGCTGGGTTTATGCTGGTGGCATGAAGTGGAAGGGATTGCAGAACCGTCGCGAGATGGAGCGATCAATGTGCCTGGCGGAGAGCAAAAATGACCTTTAAAGCCTGGCTGATTATCGGCATAGAGCTGCTCTTATCTGTCCTGATTATTTACGTTCTGCTCGGTCAGATAGGTGATGCGAATAAGCGTGCTGAAGATGCCGAGCAAAACCTGAAACTGGCAAATGCCACCATCAATGATATGACTGTGCGCCAGCGAGACGTCGCAGCGCTCGATGCGAAATACACAAAGGAGCTGGCTGATGCCCGGGAAAATATTAATCAGCTTGAGCGTGATGTTGCTGCTGGCCGTAAGCGGCTGCAAATCTCCGCCAGATGTCCAGCGAACGGAGCGCCCAGCGCCACCAGCGTGGATGATGGCTCCGGCCCCCGACTTACTGACGCCGCTGAACGGGATTATTTCACCCTCAGAGAGCGAATCGAAACCGTTACAAAACAACTGACCGGACTGCAGGACTACGTGCGCAGGCAGTGTCTGAAGTGACAAGAATCATACTTTTTTAGGATATATCTCAGTCGGCTCGTTTGAACATCATATGATTCCCTTGCTGCAATAGGCAGCATAACAGTGGGGGATTAACAATGGGTCATTATTATTATGTTAACAAAAATGCTCAGGCTAACGGGGATCATGAGGTTCACGTGAGTTCATGTGCGTTTCTACCGGAAGAAAAAAACAGGTTATTTCTAGGAATTTTCGAAACATGCTCTCCAGCAGTAAGGCAAGCTAAAAAAACTTACTCTAAGTCAAACGGCTGTTATTACTGCTGTAATCCATGTCATACGTCCTGAGGATTTACTCTTTCAGTCAAAGCCACCAATTGGTGGCTTTTTTTATTTTCAGAATCAGCAGGAGCAAAACATGCTAACAGTTAAAGTCATGTCACCAAAAGGCGGCGAAGAGATTCACTGCGGCTTAAGCGTTGGTTTTAACCCGGCGCAGCAGAGTATTGCAATAGCCGGCATGGACGGGGTTGTTTTTTTAAAACAGGGTGAGATCGCCTATGTGATGAACCCCAACGGCAAGACCATTTCCCGATACGAGCATCACATTCGCCAGTAAGCATCACAAGGCGCATTTTTGAGTGCGCCTGATGATTTTTTCTCCGCTCTACACAACACAACGCCTACGGTTAGCTACGCTGTGAAGCGTCGCGACACTTGCTCACCAGTTACTTATCGTTTTTGCGGGCGCTGCTGGCCTACTGTTCGCATTCATCGGCTTTATGTTCTTTATTTACTTGCCGAAACAGTGCCTATAGGTGAAAACATTACAACGTAGCGGGACTGGGTAAAGACCCCGCTGCGCTAAGGCAGATCATTGATACCGTATGGGACCGTAGCACCTCCACAAGGTAATCAACAGATCAAGCCCATGATGAATTGAGCTACTGTGGTTAGGTTTGCTGAAGTTGAAAGATAATCAGTAAATCCAATGCCTGAAAGTCTCTTATTTATTGTCCTTTCATCGTTAAAATCAATGTCACCGAGTACTTCCTTAGCTTTCTTGAGAGATTCCATTGGTACGCTGGGGTTGATCCCTGCTTCAATCAGCTCTCTAGTTGAAGGGCGAATTGAAATGCCACTCCCTAAGTTGCCACTTATAGTTGATCGCTCCATGGAGATATCTGCGTTAGCGCCATCAAATCCAATATGTATTCCGTCTTGACCATTATTACTAATAAAGGAATCAACAATTCTTATCTTTGCCATATATCACCCACAATAATTTGCTTTGAAATTTGACCCAATATGAGCCCCTGTAACTATATCCTGGAAAAAGAAAGGTCAATAGCATTCTGTGTCTTCAAAAGAGGTTGCACTTACTTTTTCTGCAAGGCTGTGTCGTGCGGCAAGCTCATATTTAAAAGGAAACGACTAATGAGCAATACCTTCCGTATGTCAGAAATAGTTCTTAGCGTTCCGGCATTAGGCAAGCCGTCTCCTAATAAAGATGGTTCAATATCTATGTCAGGCGAGCACATCACTGCACATGTATATGCTGTTAAAGGGAATGAAAATATGCTGGTAGGACGTCGCGACTTCGCAGGAATGACGACTAGTGGTTACAACCATTCGCTCACCGTTATCAAGCCAGAGGGTTACCAGTTGGTGGTAGAAACGGTGGACCGTTACGGCATTCGAAATGGCACCAGCCGAGTACGCCTGAAGTCAGAAGAAGTAATTGAATCAGGTGATGGCTGGCACCTCAATAAATCAGGAGAGGCGCATATTGCTGGTGAGCCTGATTCATTACAGGTGGACGCTGAACGGGTAGGCCAGAACTTTATCAACGATGCTTATATTCAGGGCAGCACCATTTGCAACGCCAAAATTGACACCGCAATCGTGTCCGGGAAACCCGCAGGCAAGTCAGACGACCGCCTGATGGAAAATGCCGAAGGCATCCCGGACCAAAAAGCTATCATCTTAAAAGATAACGCTTATGTTTTTTCCGGGCGCGCAATCGCATCCAAAGTATGCCTTAGTGATGATATGCGCGAAGCCGTTATTGATGCAGTGCGCAACAGTGAAGTATTCCAGTCGCTGGTGGTTCAGTTAAACGCGCTATCTGCTGAACGGGAATCCGATGCAGTCAGGCTTCAGCGGGGTATCAATCAGGCTGTAGCTGATACCATGCGCAACGCGCTGAAGCCGGGCGGATTGCTTTTCAATCGCGGACGCTGATTAGTTCGCCGTTAATCCTCCATGAAAGATATCTGGACGGCTAAATGCTACAAAGTCCAAATGCAAATGAGAATATATCTCATTTTTGTGGGTCCTCCCGGAGGGGGTCTTAGCCACGAGGCGGCGGGCACGCGGAAAACGGCTGGTTTTTGAGATCTATGGTCATCATCATCATGTGCGCAAGTTGCTGATTTTTCGTTGTGGCGATTTGCAAAGATGTCGAAACGGTTAAAAAGTGCTCACCATCATGGACCAGGAAATCGCTTCCCTGAAGCTCAACATCAACCAGCTCGCCGGGATCACTAATGTGCATCGCCAGACGGTAGCCGCCAGGCTTAAAAACGTCGAGCCAGCCCCTGGCAGTAACAGCAAGCTGAAACTTTATCTGGTCACCGACATCCTGACGGAACTCATGGTACCCACGGTTTCCGCCACTGTGGATGACATGCAACCCTCTGACAGGCTGGCTCACTGGAAAGCTGAAAACGAACGGATCAAGTTCGAGCAGGAAACGGGGCAACTTATTCCGGCGGAGCAGGTCGCCCGGGAATTTGCTGTCATGTCAAAGGCCGTGGTTCAGGTTCTGGAAACGTTACCCGATATCCTTGAGCGTGACTGTGCCTTATCGCCCGCAGCCGTCGCCCGCGTGCAGAGCGTTATTGATGATTTACGCGACCAGATAGCCCAGAGGGTTCTGGACGCAGAACCGGAGGAGGACCAGCCTGAGGAGGACTGATGGCGAAGCGGGCATCCGCAAGGGGTATCCGCAGGGATATGCCTGGAATTCTTCGAGCCCCGCGACGCATGCTGGTGGCCGAGGCGGTCAGTAAATATATGCGTGTCCCTATGGGCGCGGGAAACTCGGTCCCGTGGGACCCGAATCTTGCACCCTACGTTATAGAGCCAATGAATTGCCTGGCATCACGTGAATATGATGCCGTGGTATTTGTAGGCCCGGCGCGAACCGGGAAAACTATTGGCCTGATTGACGGGTGGGTGGTTTACAACGTGGTTTGTGACCCCTCCGATATGTTGATCATACAGATGACGGAAGAGAAGGCGCGCGAACACTCGAAAAAGCGCCTTGACCGTACCTTTCGCTGTAGCCCTGAGGTAAAGAGCCGGCTCAGTCCGCGGCGTAACGATAATAACGTTCACGATCGCACATTCCGGGCAGGCAACTACCTGAAGATTGGCTGGCCGTCAGTGAACATCATGTCCTCCTCGGATTACAAGTGCGTTGCGCTGACTGATTATGATCGTTTCCCCGAGGATATCGACGGGGAAGGTGACGCCTTTTCGCTTGCGTCAAAACGTACCACCACCTTTATGTCCTCGGGTATGACGCTTGTGGAAAGCTCTCCCGGGCGGGACATCATTGATACCAAATGGCGGCGCACGTCGCCCCATGAAGCGCCGCCAACGACCGGCATTCTGGCGCTCTATAACCGCGGCGATCGCCGCCGCTGGTACTGGCCGTGCCCGCATTGCGGCGAATATTTCCAGCCGGAAATGCATGCCATGACTGGCTACCGTGAAATCAGTGACACCGTTAAAGCCAGCGAAGCCGCGCATATCTGCTGCCCGTCATGCAACGGGAAAATCACCGCAGATATGAAGCGTACGCTCAACCTGAAGGGGGTCTGGCTGCGCGAAGGGCAGCAAATTGATCGCGAAGGTAATATCACCGGCGAGGCGCGGCGCTCCCGCATCGCCTCGTTCTGGATGGAGGGGCCTGCCGCGGCATATCAGACCTGGGCACAGCTGGTTTACAAGCTGCTGACGGCTGAGCAGGACTACGAAGTTACGGGCAGCGAAGAAACACTCAAGACGGTTATCAATACCGACTGGGGACTTCCTTACCTTCCGAGAACCGGCCTTAACCAGCGTAAGGGTGAAGCGCTGCAACAACGCGCCGAGCCAGTGGAAAAACGCCGGGTGCCTGCCGGTGTTCAGTTTCTTGTGGCCACGGTTGATGTGCAGGGCGGACGCAACCGCCGGTTTGTTGTTCAGGTCGTGGGTTATGGCGCACAGGGTGAGCGGTGGATAGTGGACCGCTACAACATCCTTCAGTCCCTGCGGACGAACGCCGACGGCGAAAGTTTTCACATCGATCCGGCAAGCTATCCAGAGGACTGGGAACTGCTGCGCACGGATGTGCTGGAGAAAACCTGGGCGATCGAAGGCGAGCCCGGAATGCGCATGGGCCTGATGGCGATGGCGGTGGACTCCGGCGGTGAGGACGGGGTTACGGATAACGCTTATGAATTCTGGCGGCGCTGTCGCCGGGATGGACTGCAACGCCGGGTCTGGCTGTTTAAGGGTGACAGTCAGGCACGTGCAAAACTCATCACCAGAACGTATCCCGATAACACCGGGCGCTCCTCCCGCCGCGCAAAGGCGGCAGGTGATGTTCCTCTTTATCTTCTGCAAACCAATGCACTGAAGGACCGGATCAACAACGCCCTGTGGCGTGATGTTCCCGGGCCGAACTATGTTCATTTCCCCGACTGGCTGGGGGAGTGGTTCTACGACGAACTGACCTATGAGGAGCGTTCCCCTGATGGTAAATGGACGAAGCCCGGTAAGGGCGCTAATGAGGCGTTTGACCTTATGGTGTATGCACATGCGCTGGTCATTCTGCATGGTTACGAAAAGATTAAGTGGCCTGATGCGCCGGAATGGGCGCGCCGCGACACCTGGCTGGTGGCTGAAGTGGCAAACGAATCACCTGTTGTGGCAGCAGTTGCTAAGCCGGTACCGGCAGTATCTCAACCGAAGACTAAACCATCCCGTGAATCGGTATGGGCACCATCATCATCAGGAGGCTGGGTGTGACGCTTAACGATATTCAGAATATGGTCGACCGCTACACCGAGGCGGAACTGGCTGTTCTTCAGGGGAAATCCATCACCTTTAACGGCCAGCAGATGACCATGGAAAACCTCAGTGAAATCCGTAAAGGCCGCCAGGAGTGGGAGCGCAAACTGGCATCGGCAACTGCAGCCGCCGCGGGGCGCTGTTCCGGCGGGTTTAAGCTGGCGAGGTTTCCGCGATGAGCCTGCTGGATAATGCAATCGGCCTGTTCTCACCGGGCTGGAAAGCGGCGCGGCTGCGTTCCCGGATGGTTATCCAGGCATATGAAGCGGTTATGCCGACGCGCACCCACCGCGCACGGCGCGAAAACCGCACCGCCAACCAGTTGACCCAGTTTGGTGGGCGCTCCCTGCGAGAGCAGGCACGCTGGCTGGACTGCAATCACGATCTGGTGATTGGCGTGCTCGATAAGCTGGAGGAACGCATAGTCGGCGCGAAGGGCATCATTGTTGAGCCGCAACCGCTGCTGGCAAACGGCCAGCTGGCTGACACGCTTGCCACACAAATCCGTGCAAAATGGGCGGAATGGTCAGTATCCCCTGACGTGACAGGGCAGTTTACCCGGCCTGTACTGGAGCGCCTGATGGCGCGGACCTGGCTACGGGACGGCGAAGTCTTTGCCCAGCTGGTAAGCGGTACCGGCAACGGCCTTTCACCGGTGGCGGGCATCCCGTTCTGGCTGGAGGCGCTGGAGCCGGATTTTGTCCCGCTGGAAAAAACCGATACCAGCCAGAAACTCAGCCAGGGCATCTACCTGAACGACTGGGGACGCCCGGTGAAATATCTGGTGTACCGCAACATGCCCGCTGAAGGGATGCTGCTGGGCGACACCAAAGATATCGTCGCTGAAAACATGCTGCACCTGAAGTTTATGCGTCGCCTGCATCAGTTACGCGGTAACTCCCTGCTGGCAGGCGTAATGATGCGTTTGTCTGCGTTGAAGGAATACGAGGACGCCGAACTGACCGCCGCGCGCATCGCTGCCGCGCTGGGCATGTTCATCAAAAAAGGGGACGGCCAGTCCTATCCTGATGACGCTGGCAGTGGCTCACGTGAGCTCAATATTGAGCCCGGCATGTTGTTTGACGATCTGCGGCCAGGTGAAGACATCGGGATGATCAAATCAGACCGACCCAATCCCAACCTCGAAACGTTCCGCAACGGCCAGCTGCGCGCGGTTGCTGCGGGTTCGCGCGGCAGCTTCTCCAGCATCGCCCGGAATTATGATGGTACCTACAGTGCCCAGCGCCAGGAGCTGGTGGAGTCCACTGAAGGTTACCTCATTCTCCAGGATGCGTTTATTGCTGCGATCACCCGCCCGATGTACCGCGCATGGCTGAAGATGGCTGTCGCCTCGGGAGAAATCCAGCTGCCACGCGGTATGGATAAGGCATCGCTTTACAACGCGGTGTATTCGGGACCGGTCATGCCGTGGATTGACCCGGTGAAAGAGGCTACAGCGTGGAAGCTGCTGTTACGCGGTGGCGCGGCCACGGAAAGCGAATGGGTGCGCGCGCGCGGTGCCAATCCGGATGACGTAAAACGCCGCCGCAAAGCAGAGGTTGATGAAAACCGTAAACAGGGGCTGGTGTTCGACACAGACCCGGCAAATGACAAAGGAGACACCAGTGTCCAGGAAACGAAACCGGGTAATGAACCGCCCGAAAGCCAGCGTAAAAAATAGCTGGTTCCGTATGCAGGCCAGCGCGGAAAGCGAGGCTGAGATCTACATCTACGATGAAATTGGCTACTGGGGGGTAACGGCAAAACAGTTTGTGGCCAACCTGAAAGCGCTGGGTGATATCACCCACATCAAACTGCACATCAACTCGCCGGGTGGCGATGTCTTCGATGGCATCGCCATTTTTAATGCCCTGAAGTTCCACGGCGCGGCCATCACGGTTTATATCGATGGACTGGCCGCTTCAATGGCCTCGGTGATCGCCATGGTCGGTAACCCGGTCGTCATGCCGGAAAACACGATGATGATGATCCATAAGCCATGGGGATTTGCCGGCGGCGATGCGGAGGATATGCGCGACTATGCTGACCTGCTCGACAAAGTCGAAAGCGTTCTTATCCCGGCCTACGCGGCCAAAACTGGTAAATCTCATGATGAGATTGCCGCCATGCTGGAAGACGAAACCTGGCTTACCGGCGAAGAGTGCCTGGCTCAGGGTTTTGCCGACCAGGTGACCCCGTCACTGCAGGCGATGGCCTGTATCCATTCAAAACGTATTGAGGAATTTGAGAAGATGCCAAAAAGCATTCGTAATATGGTCACCCCGCCGCGCAACACCGCCAGCCGTGATCCGCAAAACCCCGCGCCGCAGGATACGCCGCAGAATCTGGTAAACGCTGACACCATCCGTGCCCAGGTGATTGCAGAACAGCGTGAACGGCTCAACGGCATTAATGATCTGTTTGCAATGTTCGGCAATCGCCACCAGGACCTGCAGGCGCAGTGTATTGCCGATCTGGACTGCACCGTTGAGCAGGCCAAAGACAAGTTGCTGGCGGAGCTCGGCAAAACAGCAACCCCTTCCAACAAAACCAGCACCACCCATATCTATGCGGGTAACGGGAATATCGTGGGCGATGGTATCCGCCAGGCGCTGATGGCCCGTGCCGGTTACGAAGAAATGTCGCGTGATAATGTTTATAACGGTATGACGCTGCGTGAGCTTGCGCGCATGTCCCTGACCGAACGCGGTATCGGTGTGGCGAGTTACAACCCGATGCAGATGGTCGGATTTGCGCTGACGCACAGCACTTCTGACTTCGGTAATATCCTGCTGGACGTTGCCAATAAAGCGCTGCTGCAAGGCTGGGAAGAAGCCGAGGAAACCTTCGAACTGTGGACCAAGAAAGGTAGCCTGAGCGACTTCAAGACCGCGCATCGTGTAGGTATGGGGGGCTTCTCGTCTCTGCGCCAGGTCCGTGAAGGTGCAGAATATAAATACGTCACCACAGGTGATAAAGGCGAAACCATTGCGCTGGCGACCTATGGTGAGATCTTCTCCATTACCCGCCAGGCCATCATCAATGATGACCTGAACCAGCTTACCGATGTTCCTACCAAAATGGGGCGCGCGGCGAAAGCCACCATCGGCGATCTGGTTTATGCGGTACTGATTGAAAACCCGAAACTGTCAGACGGCAAGGCACTGTTCAGCGCCGATCACAAAAACCTTTCTACGGGTGCTATCGATGTCACCAGCCTCGATAAAGCGCGCCAGCTGATGCGGGTACAGAAAGAAGGGGAACGCTCGCTTAATATTCGCCCGGCTTACGTGCTGGTGCCGACGGTGCTTGAAACTGTAGCCAGCCAGACCATTAAGTCTGCCAGCGTTAAGGGCGCCGACGTTAACGCCGGTATCGAAAACCCGATCCGGAATTTTGCAGAAATCATTTCTGAGCCCCGTCTTGATGATGCTGATCCAGCAGCGTGGTACCTGGCCGCCCGGAAAGGCAGCGACACCATTGAGGTTGCCTACCTGAACGGCGTCGATACGCCGTATATCGATCAGCAGGAAGGTTTCACCACTGACGGCGTGGCTACCAAAGTGCGTATCGACGCGGGTGTGGCACCGCTTGATTATCGCGGGCTGGTCAAATCCACCGGTAAATAATTTCTTCCCTGTAGTTCACGTGGCCCGTCAGGGCTTTTTTTGTGTCTGAAATTCGGCTCCACCAGGGGCCGTGGAGACGTGCATGAAAAATTATCTTCAGGATGGCAATACCATCGCCATCACTAACAGTGGTACTTCCGCAATCCTCAGTGGCGCGCCAGTTGTAATCAGTGACGTTGTTGCCGTGGCAATCGTCGATATCGCCCCCGGCGAAACCGGCGACGGACGCACGACCGGCGTCGTGATCCTGCCAAAACTGGCCGCTGATGATATCGCCCAGGGCAAGGCGGTTTATATCAAAGGCGGAAAAATCCAGCTGGATGCAACCGGAGCGGTACCAGCCGGGAAAGCCTGGGAAGCTGCCGGCGCGAATGCCACTTCAGTCGCGGTAAGGCTGAATGGCTAACCGCTTCCGGCAAATGTTGGCGCGCATGGACGCCGCCACTGTCCGGCAGATGGGAGAACGTGTGCTGATTAATGGCACGGGGTATGACGCCATCGAAAGCCAGTTCGTGGCTGAAATGGGGCCGGTAGCCGGTGAAAGTCTGTCCCTCGTTGTGTTTTCGGAGTCACTGAAACCGCGCCGGCATGATGTCGTCATCTGGAAGGGTGAGACGTACAAAGTTACCCGCCAGCAAACATTCAACGGAAAGCCGCAAATCTGGATTGAATAAGGGGGCAGCATGTCCATCAAAGGACTGGAGCAGGCTATCGCCAATCTTGAAAGTATCAGTAAAACCGCGGTACCGCGCGCATCCTCTCAGGCTGTTAACCGCGTGGCCACCAGGGCGGTCAGCCACAGCACCCGGCGCGTTGCGGGACAGACGAAAGTACCCAGGAAACTGGTTAACCAGCGTGCCCGTCTGAAGAAAGCCACCATCCGCAAACCGCTGGCTACCATCCGGGTTAACCGCGGCAATCTTCCCGCCATCAAGCTGGGCGTTGCCAGCGTCAGGCTTTCGCGCCGAAGAGGTGACGTGTCCGGTGCCGGCAGCGTGCTGCGTATCGGTAAGTTTTCTTTTCCCGGCGGTTTCATTCAGCAACTGAAAAACGGGCGCTGGCATGTGCTTCGCCGCACTACCCGGGCGCGATATCCGGTTGAGGTGGTCAGTATCCCGCTGGCAGTACCCTTAACCACGGCGTTTAAGGAAGAAAGTAAGCGGCTGACTGAAACCGACCTTCCCAAAGAGATGGCCGCCGCACTTCGTAACCAACTGAGGCTGATAGTGACGAAATGAAGCACCCACTGATTCGTAAAGCTGTACTCGACGCACTGAAATCCAGTAACGCCCCGGCGGCGAACTGGTTTGATGGTCGTCCGTCTGTACTGGAGCCGCAGGATCTGCCGGCGGTCGCTGTATATCTCACCGATGCCGAGTCGACTGGCGAGTCCGTTGATGAAGATATGTGGCGCGCAACGCTGCATATCGAAGTTTTTCTTAAAGGGAATGACACCGATTCGGCACTGGATGAATGGATGGAAAACAACATTTATCCGGTCATGGCCAGCATTCCCGCGCTTTCCGGCGTTCTCGAAACCATGTCTGCCCGGGGCTACGACTACCAGCGTGACGACGAAATGGTCACGTGGGGCTCGGCGGACCTGCAATATTCTGTCTCTTATGTGATGTGAGGAAATTATGCCAACACCAAACCCTCTCGAGCCGGTCAAAGGCGCAGGCACCACGTTCTGGGTGTACACCGGTTCCGGCGATCCCTATGCAAACCCACTTTCTGACACGGACTGGACGCGCACGGCAAAGGTTAAAGAACTGACGCCGGGGGAACTGACGGCGGAGTCTTATGACGATACTTATCTTGACGATCCCAACGCAGACTGGACGAACACCGCACAGGGTGAAAAGTCCGCTGGCGAAACCAGCTTTGTGCTGGCCTGGAAGCCGGGTGAGTCCGGGCAGCAGGGGCTGGTTGACTGGTTCTATGCAGGTGATGTGCGCGCCTACAAAATTAAATTCCCCAACGGTACGGTTGATGTGTTTAAGGGCTGGATCAGCAGCCTGGGAAAAACCATTCCGGCAAAAGAAGTGATTACCCGCAGCGTGAAGATCAGTAACAACGGCAAGCCAAGCCTGGCGGAAGAAACCCGAACCCCCGTTACTTTGGTGACCGGCGTGACGCTGAGCAAAACCACGCTTGCGTTGGCGGTTAATGCTTCCGATTCACTGAATGTCACGGTTAACCCGGCTGGTGCGACCGATAAAACTTTCCTGGCTTCGTCTTCCGACCGTGCGAAAGCGACTGTAACTGTGGCTGGCAATGTCCTGACCGTTAAGGGCGTGGCCGCTGGCCAGGCGGACATCGTGGTGATGACCAGTGACGGCCAGTTCATTGCAATCTGTAAAGTCACCGTTTCCTGAGCCATGGGGCGCAAGCCCCTTTTACGGAGTCAATATGTCAAAGTACCTGAAGTCTGGCCTGTTTAAGTATGCTGATCAGGAAATTACACTGTTTGAGCTGTCTGCTTTACAGCGTATTGAGCACCTGCAGTTTATTGCCAGTGCAGAAAAAGAACTGCCGGAAGATGCTGACGAGAAAACGCTTTACCCACTTCTGGTGGAGCAAAATATTCGCCTCGGCGCCCGACTTGTTGCGATGTCGCTCTGGCAGGCCGACCCCGCTAAAGGCGATGTTGAAAAACTGCATCAGGACATTCTGTCCGGCTGGCCGATCAACATGATCGGTGCCGCCGATCGGTTCGTGAAAATGCTGTCAGATATGTTGCCGGAGGAGTCGCCAGAAAATGCCGGGGTACAGGAAGAAGCTGAAGCGCCTGATGCGGAAAAGTCCTCGCCGGCGAGCTGAATTTTGTCATGAAGCTGGCGAGGGAATTTCGACGCCCGGACTGGCGCCAGATGCTTGCCGGCATGTCATCTTCAGAACTGGCTGAGTGGGGGCGTTTCTACCGCGAACAGTATTTCGAAAACGATCTGCAGGATGTTCATTTTTCCCGCCTGAGCCATCTTATTATTTCCCTCATGTGTAAGGACACGGAGCTGACTCCCGCCAGCTTCAGTCTTCTTAATCCCCCTGATTTGGTTACCGAACAGGATGACAACACCATGATGTCTGTTGCTGAAAGTCTAGGAGGAGTGCGCTATGGCCCAGTCGGTGGGTGACCTGATCGTTAATCTCGATCTGAATTCGCCAAAATTTAATGAGCAACTGGCTTACAGCGGAAAGAAACTCAGCGAACTGGGTAAGGCTGCAACCGCTGCCGCCGACCAGGTGGATCGGGCGTTTAACCGGCAGGAAGCCGCAGCACGGCGCGCAGGTATGTCAGTGGGAGCATACAGTAATGCTGTACGAATGCTTCCAGCTCAGTTTACCGATATTGCCACGCAGCTGGCCGGTGGCCAGTCTCCGTTCCTGATCCTGCTTCAGCAGGGCGGTCAGGTGAAAGACAGTTTCGGCGGCTTTGGGCCAATGTTTCAGGCGCTGCGCGATGCGCTCTTCGGCTTTAGTGGTGATGTGCAGAAATCCACGGATGAAGCGAGCGACAGCGCGGGTGAACTTGCGGAGAGTTTTAATAACGCCTCCGATGCTGCAGAGAATCTTGGCAGAGCACGCGGATTTATCACGCCGTTTAATGTGGCGCTGGCTGCTGTTGCGGTTACAGCCGGGCTGATGCTGTATTCCTGGTACCGCAGCAATTCGCAGTTGTCCGACTTTAATAAAACGCTTGTTCTGTCCGGCAACAATGCCGGACTGACTGCGCAAAAAATGCTGACGGTGAGTAAGGCTGCTGCCAGCGCGGGGATCACATTCTCAGCGGCTGCCGGGACGTTAACGGCTCTGGTAAATGCTGGTGTTGCTGCAGGCGCTAATTTCGAACGTCTTTCCGTGAGCATTACCGAATTTGCGGACAAAAGCGGGCTTAAAATTGAGGATGTCGCCAAAGCGTTTGGAAAGCTGACCAGCGATCCCACCTCCGGCCTGATTGCCATGGCGCAGCAGTTTCACAACGTCACGGCTGAACAGATTGAGCATGTAGCGCAACTGCAGCGCTCCGGCGATGCTGCGGGCGCGCTGAAAGCGGCAAACGATGCAGCGACCGAAGGGTTTGAAAAGCAAACCCGTGCCATTGAAGGCAATATGGGCACCCTGGAGCGCGCGGCGAACACCGTCGGCGACGCCTTCAAATCGATGTGGGACAAAATACTGGATATCGGGCGCCCCGATACCGGTGCCGAATTGCTGAAAAAGGCTCAACAGCAGTTTGATATTGCCCAGGCCAACTTTGATAAAAACGCGACGGGTCCGGGCGTGTCCGATGTGAAGCGAAAACAGTATCAGATGGTGCTGGACCGCACACGTATCAGTCTTCAGGCGGCGCAACTTCAGGCCGATCTGCAGACTGTTTCCGCAGAAAGCGCTGAAGCTCAGTCTGTTGCCGAGCGGGACAGACTGAAATATGCCACACAGGCGCAGGCCGCGTATGAAAAGTCGAAGACTGCTCTGGAAAAATACACCAGTAAACAGAAGGAACTGAACAAGGCCCTGCAGGAAGGGCGCATCCTTCAGGGAAGCTACAACACCCTGATGGCTGCAGCGAAAAAGGAATACGAGAGCTCCCTTAAAAAGCCCGCCAAAACCACCACGCCTGGTGGTGTTAAAGCGTCAGATTCGATCAGCGCGCAAACGCTTGAACTCCAGACGCAACTGGAGGTGTTGCGCCAGCACCGGGATATAAATGACACCATCAGCCAGGAGCGGAAGGATCTCTGGAAAGAGCAGGCCCGTTTCGCTGTGCTGGAAAATGCTGCGAAAACTCGTGCGCTGACCGCTGATGAAAAGTCACTGCTCAGTAATAAAGATAAAGTGATTGCTCAGGCAGAAATTAATGCGCGCCTCGGTGATGAGAAAGTAATTCAGGAGCGCCTTAATAACCTGCAAGACAGATCGCAAAAATATGTCACGCAAATGGGGGAAAAGACCAAAGCACTGACAGACAGTGTCGGTCTGAGCAGCCGTCAGCAGCAGCGCAGGCTGGATGAGGCGCAGTTGCTGCAGGGCTGGAAAAATGCCGGTGGTTCTGAATCAGATGAGGGTTATCAGCAGGAACTGGAAGCCCTCAAGAGATTTTATGCGGCACAGGATGATCTGCGTGGGAACTGGCAGGCAGGGGCACGAACAGCATGGGCTAACTATGTTGATTCAGCTTCTGACGCGTACGGCCAGATGGAATCATTAGCTTCTACCGCGTTTGACGGTATCAGTGAAAACATGGCAGCAATGCTCACTAACGGTAAAGCAAGCTGGTCAGATTTCACGCGATCAATTATGTCCATGCTTACCCAGATTCTGATGAAGCAGGCGCTGGTGGGAATGGTGAATTCGGCCACGACTGCAATGGGCTTTGCCACCGGCGGTTATACAGGATCCGGGGGGAAATACGAGCCTGCAGGGGTTGTTCACCGGGGCGAGTTCGTATTTACCAAAGAGGCAACCAGCCGCCTCGGTGTGGGCAATCTCTATAACCTGATGCGGGGTTACGCATCGGGTGGCCTTGTCGGTGGTGGGTCAACAGCCGTCGCCGCGCCTTTTGGTGTCAGCGTCTATGCGCCTGTGTCCGTCACCTCCCCGCAAAATGAAGCGAAGCAACCTCCCGGAGACCAGCTCGGGCGGGCTTACCAGCAGGTCATTACGCAGGCTGTTAATGATGGCATTGCTAAAGCAGTGCGTCCTGGCGGCCTGATCTGGGTAGCCCAGCAAAAACGGTAGTTACTTTTCATATATCGTTTAAGTAAAATACATTTATTTTGAGCGGTTTAGGATATTAAAATGACTAAATTTAGTATTTTTGCTTTAACCTGCTTTTTTTTGGCCGGTTGTAATGGGCAAAATAGTGAAGCTATAGATTTTGGAAAGCAAAAAGTCATGGAGTCTCTTCGCGATCCTGACAGTGCTATTTTCAAGGGTGTAATGTTTTCACCAGATAATGAAAATAGTGAAGCTAAACTTAGCGGTTATATATGCGGCAAGGTGAATGCCAAAAATGCATTTGGTGGCTATCAAGGTGATACTTTATTTTACATATATGTAGAAAGCACATCTTATGGATTTGATCATGGAGAACCAGCATTATTATCAAATTCAGACATAGAAAGCCTTAAGCGCTACAGAAGGTATTGCAATAATAATTAGCCATGCTGAGGGTACGAAGAATCTTTAAGGTGGTCTATGACTATTGAAATATTCCCTTGGTCGATTCAGTCGTCCAGTCAGCCTACAACCAAAAGCACCGACACCATCCGTAAGGTTCAGTTTGGCGATAGTTATAAGCAGGTCAGCGGCTCAGGGCTGAACAGCGAGATCCTTACATACGAATACTCTTTTACCGGGAGACCAGAACTGGGCCTTCAGATTTATGCTTTTCTACGGCGACATAAAACCAAATCATTTTCGTTTAAGCCGCCATTTGGCGAACTCGCTTTATGGCGGGTTGAGGCTGACAGTCTTCAGAAGGTCATAAAGAGCAAAACGGTAATGACAATTACTGCAACCTTTGAACAGGCGTTTGCACCATGATCAACAGCGATTACCAGAAACTTGAGCCGGGCGACACAGTCCGGCTTTTTTCTGTCGACGGCACGGCATTCGGCGTGGGGGAGGTTATGCGCTTTCACAGTCACAGCATTCCCCATTCTGAAGTTGAAATAATCTCCGCCGGGGGTGACGAATCAAAACTGGCGGCAAAAAGCATCTGGTGGCAGGGCCAGGAATATAAGGCCTGGCCGTGTGAGATTGAAGGAATAGAAAAATCGACGGGGGGCGAAAGTGCGCAGCCGGTCTTTCGTGTTGCCAACCTTGATGGTTCGATCACAGCACTGTGTCTGGCGTATGACGATATGCTGCAGGCGAAGGTCACTATCCACGACACGCTGGCGCAATACCTCGACGCGCGAAACTTTCCCGTCGGAAACCCGACCGCAGATGCCACGCAGGAAAAGCTGCAGGTCTGGTATATCGACGCGAAAACCTCTGAAACCAACGAGGTTGTAGAGTTTGCGTTATCCAGCCCGATGGATTTGCAGGGGCTGATGATCCCGACACGTCAGCTTCACTCCCTCTGCACCTGGTGCATCCGTAATAAATATCGTACCGGTGATGGCTGTGATTACGCCGGGACGCGCTATTTCGACAAAAACAACAATCCCGTGGATGATCCGTCCCGCGATGAATGCAACGGCACGCTGACCGCCTGTAAGCTGCGGTTCGGTGAAGGTAACGAGCTGCCGTTCGGAGGTTTTCCGGGTACATCCCTGATTCGGAGCTGACATGCGCAAAAAGACCATTGAGGCCATCATGGCCCACGCCGAAGCGGAATATCCGCGCGAGTGCTGCGGAGTGGTGGCGCAGAAAAGCAGGGTGGAAAAATATTTCCCGTGTCGCAATCTCGCTACTGAACCCACAGAACATTTTCACCTCTCGCCGGAGGATTACGCCACAGCGGAAGACTGGGGCGCGGTCACCGCCATCGTGCACAGCCATCCTGATGCCACCACGCAGCCGAGTGAACTGGATAAGGCGCAGTGTGATGTGACGGCGCTGCCCTGGCATATCGTCAGCTGGCCGGAAGGTGATTTACGGACCATCATGCCGCGAGGTGAAATTCCACTTCTGGAGCGTCCATTTGTGCTGGGCGTTTACGACTGCTGGGGGCTGGTGATGAGTTACTACCGCCAGACGTACGGCACCGAGCTGGCTGATTACCGCGTCGATTACCCCTGGTGGGAGGACCGCTACCCGGATAACTTTTACCAGGATAGCTGGTACGAATGCGGATTCCGGGAGTTTACCGGCGCGCCGCAGCCGGGTGACGTGGTGATTATGCAGGTGCAGTCGAATAAGTGGAACCACGCCGGAGTATTGCTGGAAGGGAACATACTGCTTCACCATCTTTACGGTCACCTCAGCCAGCGGGTGCCGTACGGTGGTTACTGGATGGAACGTACAATGAAGATTTTACGCCACAAGTCTCTATGCTAACCTTTCCCCACATCAAAAGAGGATAGGGATATGAAAAAATCTATTATATTTATTTCTTTGTTTAGTTTGTTAGGCTGTAGTGCTTCTTCTTTACAGAAAGGAGCCCCTATCTATTCTGGTCATTCAACAAAAAATGCAGCTCAATTAAATAAATGCTTATCACCTAAATGGCAAAATTTACATCCACAAGCGACTAGTATTGAAACAGAATCTGGTTATAGAATTTCAGCAGCGGATGATCTCTTCGGCATGTTATCTATGGCGCTCATTCAAGAGAACGCAAATGGCGGCTCTGATGTCACGGTGTACGCTGCCAGTAAAGGTATAGGTGACCCATGGGGGAGCGCAGCACGCTCCTGTATTTAATCATATGAATAATTTAAAGCCACTTTAAGTGGCTTTTTTATTGGAGGGAATATGCAAGAAGTTATGACTAGAATAGAACTGGGGGGGGTTCTTGGTAAGACTTTCGGAAAGATTCATTATCGATTAATAAGAACAACAGCTGAATCTGTTAATGCCCTTTCAAAAACGATTGATGGCTTCGAGAAATATCTTAATACAAGTCGCATTCGCGGGCTCACTTTTGCCGTTTTCAGAGGAAAGAAAAACATTGCAAAAGACGCTCTTGGGTTTCCTCTTACGGGTGAAGTTATTCGTATAGTTCCAGTCGTAATAGGAAGTAAAAAAGCGGGAATGCTTCAGACAATTTTAGGTGCGGTTCTTGTTGTTGTTGGCGCTTTAGGGGTGACGTTTGGGCAGGCATGGGGGGGTGCAGCTTGGGGTCCCGCCACCATGAAAATTGGTGCAGCCATGATGCTAGGAGGTGTAGTCCAGATGTTGTCTCCACAGACAGTAGGTCTCTCCAGCAAACAGGACGCCGATAACCGGGCATCCTATGCGTTCGGCGGCGTGACAAACACAGCCGCCCAGGGTTATCCCGTTCCAATTGGATACGGAAAACGTCGTATTGGCGGCGCGATTATTTCCGCCGGAATTTACGTCGAAGATCAGCTATAACCCCCACCTTTTATTTCCTCACTGTTACCGCCGACTGGCGGTTTTTTTATGGGCGCAACATGGCAGAACTTATCAAAGGGCGCAAAGGCGGCGGCTCCAAACAGCGCACGCCCACGGAACAACCGGACGATCTCCAGTCGGTGGCAAAAGCGAAAATCCTTATCGCCCTGGGCGAGGGGGAGTTTGCTGGTGGGCTGACAGGGCGAAATATTTTTCTGGATGGTACCCCGATTGAAAACCCGGACGGCTCCCGTAACTTTTCCGGCGTCGCCTGGGATTTCCGTCCCGGTACCCAGGCGCAGCCCTATATTCAGGGCATGCCGGGTTCTGAAAACGAAATCAGTGTCGGCACGGAAGTTTCAGGTGCCACAGCCTGGACGCGCACGTTTACCAACACGCAGTTGTCTGCCGTTCGCCTGCGCATCAAATGGCCGTCACTTTACCAGCAGCTGGATAACGGGGATCTGGTGGGCAATTCGGTTGCCTATGCGGTTGACCTGCAGACTAATGGTGGAGCGTGGCAGACTGTTATCAGTACGGCTGTAACCGGAAAAACCACCACGGGTTACGAGCGCAGTCACCGTATTGACCTGCCGCGTGGGGGCAGTACCTGGACATTACGGCTTCGCAAACTGACGCCGGATGCCAACAGCGGCAGAATCGGTGACACCATGACGCTGCAGAGCTATACGGAAGTCATTGACGCCAAGCTGCGTTATCCGAACACTGCGCTGCTGTACATCGAGTTCGACTCCAGCCAGTTTAACGGCAGCATTCCGCAGATTTCCTGTGAACCGGCAATGCGCGTGATCCGTGTACCCGATAATTATGATCCGCTGACACGCACCTATAACGGCACCTGGACGGGCGGGTTTAAATGGGCCTGGACAGATAACCCTGCGTGGATTTTTTACGATATCGTGGTCGCCGACCGCTTTGGCCTGGGCCACCGGCTGACGGCGGCCAATATCGATAAGTGGACGCTGTACCAGGTGGCACAGTACTGCGATCAGCTGGTACCGGATGGAAAGGGCGGAAATGGCCTGGAGCCACGTTATACCTGTAACGTTTATGTGCAGGACCGTAACGAGGCTTATACCGTGCTGCGGGACTTTGCGGCAATCTTTCGGGGCATGACCTACTGGGGCGGTAACCAGATAGTGGCGCTGGCAGACATGCCACGCGATATTGATTACAGCTACACCCGCGCCAGCGTCGTAAACGGTGAATTCGTTTACTCGAGCAGCACGACCAAAACCCGTTACACCACAGCGCTGGTCTCGTATTCCGACCCGGCTAACGGTTACGCTGACGCCATGGAGCCGGTGTTTGAACAGCCACTGGTCGCACGCTACGGGTTCAACCAGCTTGAGATGACCGCGATCGGCTGCACCCGGCAGAGTGAAGCAAACCGCAAGGGGCGCTGGGGGATACTGACCAACAACAAAGACCGCATCGTCACTTTCTCCGTTGGGCTGGACGGTAACATCCCGCAGCCAGGCTATATCATCGCTGTCGCAGACGAAATGCTGTCCGGTAAAGTCACTGGCGGCCGCATCAGTTCGGTTAACGGGCGCGTGATCAACCTCGACCGCGTGCCGGATGCAAAGCCGGGCGATCGCCTTATTCTCAATCTTCCTTCCGGCGCGTCACAGGCCAGAACAATCCAGGCGATCAACGGTCAGGCCGTTACGGTCAGTATCGCTTACGGGGAAATACCGCAGGCGGAAAGCGTCTGGGTAGTGGAGTCTGATGAACTTTATGCCCAGCAGTACCGGGTGGTGAGTGTCAGCGACAACAACGACGGCACATTTACTATCTCAGGCGCGTTTCACGATCCGGATAAGTATGCCCGCATCGATACCGGCGCCATCATTGACCAGCGTCCGGTAAGCGTGATCCCGCCGGGCAGCCAGTTTGCGCCGGAAAACATCACCATAGGCTCTTACTCCGTGGTGAATCAGGGCATCAGCATTGAAACGATGCGCGCCAGCTGGAACCCCGCTCCGAACGCGATCGCGTATGAAGCGCAGTGGCGCCGCAACGACGGGAACTGGGTGAACGTGCCGCGCAGTTCGACCACGTCGTTTGAAGTGCCGGGCATCTATGCAGGGCGCTACCTGGTGCGCGTCCGCGCCATCAACGCGGCGGAGATATCCAGCGGCTGGGGATACTCTCAGGAGAAAGCACTGACGGGTAAAGTCGGTAACCCGCCGAAGCCGATTAATTTCGCGGCCACCGGCATTAACTGGGGCATTCGCCTCACCTGGGCTTTTCCGCCCAACACAGAAGACACGCTGAAAACGGAAATTCAGTACACGCCGCGTGATGACCATGCCGATCCGCTTTTGCTGTCGGATGTGCCATATCCACAAATGGATTACACCCAGCTTGGTTTGCGGGCGGGCCAGATTTTCTGGTACCGCGCTCAGCTGGTCGACAAAACGGGCAATGAATCAGGCTGGACCGACTGGATCAGGGGCATGGCTAACGACCAGGCCGCCGATTATCTGGAAGATATTGCCAAAGATCTGCTGACGTCAGAGGACGGGAAGCGCCTGACAGAGCAGATTGATTTCACCCTGGCAGGACAGATGCAGGTCACACTGGCGCAGGTGGAAGGCGCGCAGATCCAGTATGAACAACTGGGGGTGGCGCGTGCGGAAATCTCTCAGGTAAAAATCACGCAGGTCGATGCGGAAAAAGCGTTCGCTCAGTTCCAGGAGCTTGTGGCCGTTCAGTTTGGCGACGCTGCTGCGGAAATCAACGAGGTTAAAACCGCACAGGCAACAGCGGATGAGGCGTTCGCGGAATACCGGCTGTCAGTAGCGGCGGGTTTTAAAGGCGTTAACAGCAGCATTACCACCATTCAGGAGGCGCAGGCCAGCGCAGAACAGGCCTTTGCCCGGTACCAGACGCAGGTCGCGGCGAAGTTTGGCGATCAACAGGCCGCCATCAATCAAAAAATGACTGCCTATGCGGACGCAACCACCGCCAATGCAATTTACACCCTGAAAACGGGTGTGAAATACAACGGCAACTACTACGACGCCGGGTTGTCTGTGGCGGTTATCGCTGACGGTTCCGGCGTAAAGACCCGCGTTGCGATTAATGCCGATCAGTTTGTGATGCTGTCGGGACAGGGGGCGGTTATGTACTCGCCTTTTGCCATCGTTAACGGTCAGGTGTTTCTGAGCTCCGGATTTATCCAGGACGGAACGATCACAAATGCCAAAATTGGTCAGTACATCCAGTCCAACACATGGGATGGTACCGGCAATGTGGGCTGGCACATTAACAAAAGTGGGTTTGCGTGGTTTGCCGGCGTAACCGTCAGGGGAACCGTGTATGCCGAATCCGGCTCCTTCAGGGGCACGGTTTATGCGACTGATGGTGAGTTCAGAGGCACTGTATACGCCAGCGGTGGCAAATTTACAGGGACTGTGGAGGCCAACAGCTTTATCGGCGACGTGGCCAACGGTATGGTATTTGATGATGCGCCGAACGGTTATGTTCGGTCCTTCCAGTATGTTGACAGCGCAACATTCAACCTCGCAAAACAGGTGGTTGTAATGATGAACGTCAGGGTTCAGGGAGCCAATAGCGGCTCTGTCGGGGCGATTGCCACCATAACGATAAATGGTGTCTCACGGTCGTTTAACTTTAACACTCCGGGTTCCGGGGTGTTTTCGGCAGCGGTCATGCACAGCGTGCGCACCTCAGAACGGTTAATCAACGTGTCATGTGTAGTGAACGCAGATCAGCAACTGCCAGGCGCGGGTGCGTCGATATCCTCACCAACCATGCTCATCCTGCGTGGCTCCGGCTCATTCGCGCAAATCACGTAAACTAACCCGCTCCGGCGGGTTTTTTATTGCCTGTAATCAGGAGACATTATGTCCGCAGGAACTCTTAAACTGACCAACAATTCAACGGCGGTGGTTGGTACCAGTACGTTATTCACCACGGATTTAAAACCGGGCGATTTCATTACCGCGACAATCGGCGGCGTGTTGTACACCCTTCCGGTTGATACCGTCACAAGTAATACAGCCGCTACGCTTGTCAGCCCGTTTCCCGGACCAACCACCACGGGTGCAGCCTGGGCAGCGGTACCCCGTAAGGTGCTCAGTCAGGTCACGGCTGACCTGGTGGCGCAGACGACTGCTGCAATGCGCGGGATGAATAATGACAAAGCTAACTGGCAATCATTTTATTCTGCTGCCGGAGATATCAACATCACCCTGCCGGACGGCACAAAGGTTCCGGGTCCGTCATGGGCAAAAATGGCCGGTCTGGTCAGTTCCTCTCAGCAGTGGCGCGGAAACCTGCCCGCTGCAGCAAACCTGAATGCATACGGACCGACGCCCGATGTTACCGGGACCTGGAACCGCTCATCAAATACCAACACCACTGCCGAGTACGGATTCCCGGAGGACAACGCCCAGGGGATTCTGGAAGTGTTTGCCGGCGGACGCTACGGAGGTATGCAGCGCTATACGGTATCGATGAACGGCAACGTTTATGTCCGCTCGCTGACTGGCGCATGGAACGGGGCTGACGGACCATGGTCCGACTGGTCGCCTGCAGGGATTCAGACGCGGATGTCGTTTTTTACCGGAGACCTGAACACGCTGAAGGCACCGGGTGAATGGTCGGTTACCACACCCTTTAGCGGCGGTCCGACGGACGTTCCGGGTATCTGCGAAGTTATCCCGCGGCTCAACGGTACCGGACTGCTTCAACGCTATACCGCGATCGCCACAGGTGCTGCGGGCATTAACCGCACCTGGCAGCGTACGTTATCCGGAACAACGTGGTCCGGATGGGACCCTGTTGGTATTAAACCCCTCAATGATTTGGGGATCGGGATACCCAACAGCACATTAAGTGGTCTGGACTGGCAAACCTTCAGTTTTGTTAACGGCGCAGCCTATCAGTTAAACGCCGCCAACTGGCTGAATGCGCCTCCGCCACTTGATACCTACACAACAGGGACGTTTGCCCTGAACGTGACTAACGTATCGGGTGATGTAACGGCCAGTGCGGGGAATGCGTGGATACATTTCACCGCGACATACTATTCCGCAGGACTGTCGCGGCGTATTTATCAGGGTGTTTTCCGTGGTCCGGTCGGTGCCAGGGTTTACCATATTGAGGAAATTTTCACTGACTCCCGTGTTATCCCGGTGGCGAATGGCGGAACAGGGGCCGCTACGCCAGCCGGTGCGCGTTCCGCTCTGCAACTCGGCGACTCCGCGACTAAAAACATTGGCACTGGTGCTGGCACCGTTGCAGCGGGTGATGACTCTCGTCTCGTAAACGCCGCATCAGCAAAGGGCTCCTCATATACGGGGGTTATCGACTTCCTTAATAATTCTACCTCGGGCGACTTCGGCGAGTCGGTGATAGTGCGATCGGCGCATGGACAGACAATCGGGTCTGAGTTCGTTAATAACGTTATTAAGGTCTTCGCCAACGATGGGGCGTTTACTCGCTTTCAGCATCGTGTAACAACTTACCATGCTGCCCGCATAGTGGTGGCCCCAGTGGCTGGTGGTGCCGCAACGTTTGAGTTCGCCCAGACAGGGAATGCTGTAGCAAGCGGGGCGTGGGTGAACGCCGGTTCCGATGAACGCATTAAAGACGACATTACGCCCATTGAAAGTCCGCGCGATATTTTGCTGAATATCCGGGCGGCCACCTGGAAATACCGACACAAAGGCGCAGAGGGGCGTTTCGGCATTGGCGTCATCGCGAATGACATCGCCAGGTTCTTCCCGGACGCCGTGATCAACACTGGTTCGCGCGAGCTGGATGACGGCACCGTTATTGATGATGTGTTAGCAGTAGAAGCCGGGGACTCAGGCTCAATGGTTGCGGTACATCATGCTGTGCTGCAGTCGCTGGTGGAGGAAAACAATGCACAACAGCTCGAAATTGAAGCACTTAAATCAAGCATGGAAGAGCTGAAGAAAAAGGTGGAGGAGCTTATTGCCAGATAACTCTTATCTTCAACCGCATACTGGCAGAAAGTCAGCAAAAAAAAGCCCGCACGGGAGCGGGCAAAAACGTTGATCTTGTTTAAGTCCCTTGCTCAGGGCAGGGTAGTTAATTTATCGGCAATAAAGACAGTAACTTTAATATAACAAACCTGTTATTTATCTCAGTGATTACGACATCATGCGCCACAGTGAAACAGCGAAAAAATGATTTAGGTTCCGAAACTGCTCAACGCGAAGTTTGGAAAGGGCAAGTTGTTTTTTGCAGGGCAGGGTATACAGCAGTGGCAGATGAAAAGGGACATGTTATCGCCGCGCTACACTACGCGGTTTTCGGATTTGCTTGTTGTAAAGTAATTTGGGAGGTAAGGATTGCGGGATGACGAAGCGCCAGTGATGTGAAAACGAGGTGGTGTACCAAAATGCGTACCAAATAATAATAAATGTTGTTCTCTTCCCTATTTAATAGGCTTCTCAAGGTTGGTTTTCGTAATCGTGAAATAAAAAAGTCGGCTGAGCTGCGGATTCAGTCACCGGTCACCCTCCTGAAGGGGTTCAAAACAGGGGGGTAATGGTAAACCATCGCCTGCCCGGGCAGAAGGAAATCACGGGGGTTTTTCAGGCCGTCCGATAAGACAGGCGCTGAAAAATGTGCTGCTTGTCATATTTCTTTGCAATTTGAACATGCGTTTACATCGCAACTCCCGTAAAACAGGCGCGAAATAATAAATACCAACGAGGATATGCTGTTGAAAACCCGCCTGATTGCTGCTTCTTTGCTCGCTTTTCTCTCCCAGAACGTCCGTGCAGAACCCACGTTCGCCGTCACCCCCGTCGCGCCCACAATTCAGGCAGGCGCATGGGTATTGATGGATTACACCACCGGCCAGATTTTAACGGCAGGTAATGAGCATCAACAGCGCAACCCGGCAAGCCTGACTAAACTCATGACCGGCTATGTGGTGGACCGCGCCATCGACAGCCGTCGGATCGCGCCGGATGATGTGGTCACCGTGGGTGCCGACGCCTCGGCCTATGGCAATCCGGTCTTTGCCGGTTCTTCGCTGATGTTTTTAAAAGCGGGCGACCGCGTGACGGTGCATGACCTGAGCCGCGGCCTGATTGTGGATTCCGGCAACGATGCCTGCGTGGCACTGGCGGATTACATCGCAGGCGGCGAAGCGCCATTCGTAAACATGATGAACGACTACGCCCGCAAGCTGAACCTGCGCGACACCCATTTTGAAACGGTCCACGGCCTTGACGCGCCGGGCCAGCACAGTTCCGCTTACGATCTGGCGGTGCTGTCGCGGGCGATTATTCACGGCGAACCCGATTTTTATCATATGTACAGCGAACGGAGCCTGACGTGGAATGGCATCACCCAGCAGAACCGCAACGGCCTGCTGTGGGATAAGACCCTCAATGTTGACGGCCTGAAAACCGGCCACACGTCCGGCGCGGGATTTAATCTCATCGCATCAAGCGTGGACGGGCAGCGGCGTCTGATTGCCGTGGTTATGGGCGCCGAAAGCCCGAAAGGCCGCGAGGAGCAGGCGCGTAAGCTGCTGCTATGGGGCCAAAGCCAGTTTGATACCGTGCAGATCCTGCATAAAGGGAAAAAGGTCGGCACCGAGCGCATCTGGTACGGCGACCACGAAAACATTGAAGTGGGCACTGACCGCGATTTCTGGCTCAGCTTGCCGAAGTCAGAAGTGGCGCATATCAAAGCCAAATATGTTCTCGATAAGCCTGAACTGGAAGCGCCGATGGCCGCGCAACAGCGGGTCGGGGAAATTGAACTCTACGATCGCGATAAGCTGGTGGCGCACTGGCCGCTGGTCACGCTCAACGCGGTGGAAAAAGGCGGCATGTTCTCCAGGCTGAGCGATTATCTGCACCATAAGTTCTGA